GCGCCGCCGTTCCGCTCGTGATCTTCGGGATGGCGGTGCCGTTGAACTTCAGCGCGTTGCCGGTGAGGAGAACCTCGTCGCCAGCGGCGATCAACACGTCTGCGTTGACGCTCTCGAGGATCAGGTCTCCCACCGTCTCGGAGATGTATCCCGGGTCGATGCGCGTGGTGTCGACGACGAACGGGACCATCATCCGAATGTCGGCGAGGTTCAGCGAACCATCGCTCGAGCGCACGGTGCCGATTCGAAGCACCCCCGCCTGAGTCGTCATGTCGAAGTACACGCCATGCCGCGTCGATCCGCTGGGCGCAGGCATGATGTCGACGCGCCCGTTGACCGAGTTGCGGATCCACTCGGCGTTCTCGAGCACGACGGCCGCGAAGGTGGGCGTGTCGGTCGTACCGAGGTTCATCGTGTCGGCCACCTGCGCCGGAGTCCTGTGCCTCCATCGGTCGAGGCCAAGGTCGTACTGCAACAGGTCGAGGTCGGACGGCGCGGACGCCTGCACATCCCTGCCGTGCAGCTTGTGCACGGTCGGGTTGGGGTAGGTGCCCGTCAGGTCGCCTCCGGCGGGCCCTGACGGCGTCTGCGCGATCGAATAGGCGATCACGTCGAGACGAACCGGGGTCGGCGTCGTGACCGACAGCGCGAGCGAATCGTCGGCGAGCACCGAGAGCGCGAGGGCTTGCGGAGGTTGGATCGTGAGGTTCACGAAATGTCCCTCACCACGCTGATCCTCCCGGCGATCGGCGTCCAGACCGTCGCGTCAGGCAGCGTCCACTGGTAGTCAAAGAAGTAGGTGAGCGTCGACAGCGCCGCGCTGTCTGCGGCGCTGATCGTCGCCGTGCACGTCGTGAGTCCGGTGATCGCGCTGTATGTCTGCGTGACTTTCCCGTTCGCGGTGGTGAGCGAGAGCGCGGCCGAGACGGCGTCGATCGCCGTCTTGAGGTCCATCTTGGCGGTGTACGCCGAGATGTCCTGATCGACGGTGAAGATGAGCTGGTAGGTGTCGCCCTTGTAGATGCTGAAGCTGTAGGGAACGGTTCTCATTAGCAGGTCCCGTCTATGGCGTTGTTGAGGCTGAACACCCAGCGGATGCCGCCGTCGGTATCCCGCTGCGCGAACACTAACACGTAGGTGCCCGTCTCGATCGGCTTGACGGCGAATCCCGCCGGGATGTTCGCGACGGTGTAGCCTGGCATCACGAGCGCAGCGGTATTGCCGCCTTCCACCGTGTTCAGCGCCTTCCCCTTGTACCACGGCTCGGATGCGCGGACTTGGAACGCGCGGGATCCCGTGATCTCCGCGCGCTCCCAATCGTACTCCCAACGGTAGTTCGCGCCGGAGATCGCCGCGTTTCCGGTGATCTTGGCGAGGAGATGATCGACACGCTCCGAGCGCGAGCGGAACTCGAACGACGCCGATTCCTCGGCGGTCGTTCGCGTCCTGCGGATCTCCTGTTGGGTCGAACTGTTCATGGGAAGGTAAGGAAGGAGCCCTCTCGCGCGATCTGGGTGGCGAGCGTCTGGTTGGACGTGAGCTGAGCGAAAATGTAGTTGAAGTCGATGTTGTTCCGGAAGAACGAGCGCCAGTAGACGGATGCGGCCTTTCCGGTCGAGTTGAGCTTGATGAAGTTGTCGTTGTCGCGGTCTGGGACCTGCTCGCAGTCGTCCCACAGGTCCCACTTGAAGTTGAAGGTAGCCCGGTACCACTCGTCGCGGACGAGCGTCGCGTCGGCGCTCGTGCAGAACAGCTTGTTGGCGCTCCAGTGCAGGAAGGTCGCGTTGTTGACGCATCCGCGTATCGTCGCGACCGCGTCGTACACCTGCACGAGCGTCTTCTGCGAGGTGTCCACCAGAATGGAGATGCGGCCTTCTCCGGCTGGGATGCGCGCCTGGACGGGCTGCCCGGCCTGATCTGTCGCGGTGCCGCCGATGTCAGTGGAGCCGTTCGCGTTTGCCGCCGGTGACGTGGTGAACGAACGGCGGTACTGCGCCGCCACCCGCTCGGTCGAGACGAACTGGGACTCGATCGGGTTGATGTACTGGTCGGTGCCTCCTCCCGCCGCGATCGTGCACCAGACGTACTCGGTGCCGTAGGTGATCACGGCGTCCCAGATTTTGCCGTCGGCGCTGACCGGCGCGAATTGCGCGGAACGAACGCGCATCGGGCCTAAAAGCGTGGTGGTGGAGAAGCTGCCAAGCAGCTGTAGGGGCTTCGCTCCGGCCGCGTCCCTCAGTTCAGCCATGTGGGTCGGATTGGTCGCGCTCAGCGCCGTGGTCGAGACGCAACGCTTCGTGACAACCAGAGCCTTGGCCGCCGCCGGGCCGCCTTCCTGCCATGCGCTCGAGGTGGTGGTCGCGGTCGTGGGCATTCATTTGCTCCAGTAGTCGTAGAGGATCTTGGCGGTCTGGATGGAACTGGTGATCGGGTTCAGCGCGTTGAGTACGGCGTTTCCCGCCGCCGTGATCTGCTGTGACGCGCCGAGCAACGAAGAGGAGAGCGACAGTTGCTCGATCGGGCTTCGCCCCTCCAGCACCGACTCGCGGAAACGCTGTCCGGACAAGGCCGGGCCGCCGCCAGCGGCGAACGTCCCGGCCGCGATGCCAGCCGCGCCTGGCAGCTCGTTGAGGATGAACGGCAGGGCCGCCGAGCGGTTCGTCGATCCGGCAAACCCGCGCGCGAGGCCGCCGCGGAGTCCGAGGCCCTCGGCGGCGCTCTGCCGCTGCGCTCCCTGCGCGGCGATCGACGCGGCCAGCTCGCGCGTGAACCCGAACTCGGTCAGGTTCCGGCGCTGGTCCCGGTCCACCTGCCGGAGGGCCTCTACGGCTGCCTTCCTTTCGCCGGGGATGGCCTGTACGGCGTCCCGCAGGGCGAAGATGGCCGCAGAGGCCCCCGCCAGAGCGACGCCTCCTGCGGCCAATCCGGCGCCCGCCGCGCCGAGCGACCCGATCCCGGCGATCGCTCCCACCGCGCCCAGGCCGGGTCCCCGGATTCCCAACTTGGCGAGGCTCTCGGCCGTCTGGTTGGCCGTCGAGCGGATGCCGCCGAGACGAGCCTTGGTCTGGTCGGCGGCGGCGTTCAGCCGCCGCAGTTCCTTCGTGGCGGCGTCGGTCGCCGCCGCAAGGCCCTTGGCGTCGCCGGTGATGGCGATGTTGACGCGGTTCAGCTTAGCCATTGGCGTTCCTCACGGCCTTGTCGATCTCGGGCAACAGGAACGGCTCGACTAGGGTAAGCGCCTGATTCGCGCTTCGGCGCATGAACGGGTTCGGGGGAACCCTACCGTAGACCTTGCGACCGGCGGTCTTGGGTGTTTCGCCGCGGCTGATGGCGTAGGCGCGCTCCCCGGCGCTCGCGCGGCGCGCGAGCGCGTGGCCACGCTCGACCCATCCCAGGTACCAGTGCGGCGTCAGGTAGGACCCGGTGATCTCCTTGATGCCGACCGCGGCCCACTGCACGAGTCCCTTCCGGTAGCCGCGCACCTTCGTGGCGGCGCTGAACTTGAGATGGACGTTCGGCCGCGCCGAGCCGCGGATCGTCTCGGTCGGGTTCGAGCGGCCGAAAGGAGCGTTCGCCTCGACGATCTTCTTGGCCGCGCGCGTCCACTTGCCGAATCCCCGGCGCATGGCGTTCCGGGCGTCGACTTCCGACAGCTCGAGCAGACGAGCGTTGATGCGCCGTACCGCGTCGCGGTCAAGCTCGACGATCATTGCGAAGGACCCGCGCCGCGATGTCATGGCTCAACCCCTTGTGTCCGCTCGCCGCAAGCCAGACGGCGAGCGGCGTATCCATCGTGACGGTTCCGAGCGCGGCACAGGCTATCTCCCGTGCCGCGCTCCCTAGTCCAAGCCTTCCCCGTAGAGCTTCTCGATCTCCTTCGACAGGCCGACCACGGCCGGGGCCGAGAGGTTCAGCGCCGTCTCGTAGGTGTAGATCCGCTCGCCCTGGGCGTCGATGACGTGCGCCGCCACGTACTCCGCGGGCATGAATCGGCCCCGGCTCTCGGCGTCGATCATGGCCACGAGGTCCCCGACGGTCGGACGCCGAAGCCTCACGGCCTCGCCGCGGAACTGGATCTCTAGCGGTCTTGCCTTGAGTGCGTCGATCATGTGTTGTCGATCGTGATGGAGCTTCCGGCGAAGATCAGCGAGAACGTGGCCGAGGCGACACCGTTCGGCGCGGTGGTCAGCGTCCAGTTCTGGACGATGGCGTTTCCGGCCACGCTCATGCCCGACGCCCACACGACTTCGGCTGCGGTCAGCGAGGTGCCGTTCTTGAATGCATTGAGCACGGTGTCGTGGGATGCGTCGAAGAAAACCTCGATGTCGATCGACCCCTCGATGAATCCCTGCTCGAAGGTGCGGTTCGACGCGCCGAGCGAGGTGGTGTCGATCGAGGCTCGCGAAAGGTTGGCGACGGCGCTGCCGACGTCGGCGATGGTGGTGCCGTTGACTCGGAAGGATGCAAGGTTGGTGGGGCTAGGCATTGGTGTAGACCTCGAAGGTGGCGGTGCAGATGGCGGGCTCGGCTTCGTCGCCTTCGCCAAGGACAGGCTCGGCGAGAGACGGCAGTCTCGTCTGGACGCTGCATCCCCCGGCGCCCGTCGCGCCGGTGGTCATAGCGGCGTCGATCAGCGCGGCGATGGTCTGGGCGGACGCCATCGTTTCCGCGATCGCCTCGACCGTCACCGAGAACCGCGTCAGCTTCGGCGTCGCGCCGATGCACAGCGGCTCTCCCTCGGCCACGTCGACCACCAGCGCGGGGAGAACCGATGCCTGCAATCGGCTTCCGGTGTATACACGGCCTCCGACGCCTGAGACGCCAGACAGCCATGACACGACGCTCGACTCGATCATGCGACCTCCTTGGCGTCGATGATCGCGACACGGTCGCGGTTCTCGAGGTTGGAGATGCTGACGATCGCGAGAGTCTTGCCGCGGAACGTCAGGCGGTCGACGGCCGTGATCGAGAGCCGCGCGATGTCCTGCCACCGGCAGCGGATCTCGGAGAAGCTCACGACGGCGACGCCGTCGGCGTAGACCTGTTCGGCGCCTTGGGACGGCCGCACGTCGCAGCGCAGGGATCCGACGTTGGTGTAGGTCGTGCTGCGTCGGCCGAGCGAGTCGACGGAGGTGCTCGCGCGCATGACCGTCGCCGGGTTCTTGAAGCGACCCGCCGAGATCATCGGATGTTGCTCCGAGTCGAGAGGTGGTCGAGGATGAAGTTGAGCGACAGCGGAACCGCGCTGATGCCGATGGGCTGCGCGGCCTCGGGATTGTTGTACCAGTGGCCGACGAGCGAGATGATCGCGTGGATGATCTCGTTCGGGAACTGGCCGTATCCCGCCTCGTAGGTCACGACGATGTTCGTTCCTTCCTTGATCCCGGGAGACTCGAGGAAGCGCAGCACCGGCATCGGGCCTTGCGACCTGTCGATCCAGTAGTCGGCCGAGGGCATCGTCACCGTGGCCGAAGCCTCGTTGGTGTAGGCCACCGACGTGAGCGAGTTGAACGGGTACGCCGCGAGCACGGTGTCGGAGAACCGTGCGAGGTACATGGTTTCAGTCCGGGGACTGAGCGCGAGCTGGGTACGGCGCTCGATGAGCGACACCGCCGCGTCGCGCAGCCGGAGCAGCTCCGCGTCGTCGTCGGTGTAGTCGACCTTGAGGGCCGCCTTGATCTGTGCCAGCGTTGCCATAAAGGGGTAGGCCGGGTTCCCCCGGCCCACCCCCAAGAAAGGGAATCAGACGGTGATCGAGGCGAACGCCTCGGGCAGCATGATGTGGCTGTCCCAGCGCGTGTACAGGTAGAGGTTCGTCTGGTGCGTCGACGCCGCCGAGTACGGGTCAAGGAGCGAAGTCACGCCGGTGCGCTCGAAGAGCTCCATGTACTCGAAGTTGCCGACCACGGCCACGACGTTGCCGTTGGTGGTGTCGGTCGCGGTGTTGATGTAGGCGTTCAGACGGTACGGGATGCCGTAGATCGTGCCGGGGACGCCGTCAGCCAAGCCGCCGTTGTCGGACGGCTTCCAGACGTAGTCGGTGGTGTTGACCTTGATCTTACGGATGTGCTGGATCAGGGAGTCGTGCATCACCCACGAGAACCGGGCGCCGGTGCGGTACTGGGGCGCGATCCGGTGGACGCAGTTGATGAGCATGTCGCCCGTAAGGTCGTCGCTCGCCGAGTTGCCAGCGCCGCCTGCGCCGATGTTCTCGATCTGGGTGATCGCGGCGGTCTCGATGCCCTCGGGCTGAGAGCTGCCGGTGCCGACGGTGAGGTACTCCTCCTGCGACAGCGCGATGCTCATGGCGCACTTGTCGGCGACGTAGTTGAGGCCGCCGCCGATGCCGCCCTGCCCGATCGCGTCCTCGATGAACTCCTGCGACATCGTGACGCGGGTTGCGAACTTGTAGGGAACGACCGAGATCGCCGTCGAGAACGACGGATCGGACGCGTTGATCGTGCCTCCTTCAGTGACGAGCGCCGTGGTCGGAAGCGCGTTCTCGACGGTGATCGTGCGCTTCGAGTCGATCGGGACCACGGTGCAGAGGCCGCGCATCACCGAAGCCTGGCGCATGCGCTCGACGATGCGGCGCTCCATGTCGGTCGGGATTCCGGCGCCGCTCGACGAAAGCGAGAGCGCGCGCATCTCGGCGGGGTTGCCGCTGATGAGCGAGTTGATCCATCGCTTCGCGTACTCGTCGCTCGACAGGCCGCCCTTCGGCGCGCGGGTGTCGAACTCGGCGCGCTGCTCGAGCTCTGCGATCCGCTTCTGTGCGGCGCGGAGCTGGACGAGCCGCTCGGCCGCGTCGAGGTCGGCGTCGATGCGCGCGATCTTCTCGCGCTCCTCGCCGCTGCCGCGCTTGTTGATCTCGTGCGTCTCGGCGTCCTTGCGCGAGGCGAACGCCTCGAGGGTCTTGCGGTACTCGTGGACGGTGCTCTCCAACTGGTTCAGCTGTTCCATGCCTTGATCCTCTCCAAGTGAAGCTTGAGCCGCGCTCGTGCGGCCTCCATTGCAGCCGCGTCAACGTGACGCAGGCTCGAGCTGGTCTGTGGGTATGCGGCGTCAACGACGATGCTGACTTCCACCAGCTTCGCCTGACGCACGGTGCGCTCGGTGCGCGCCTTGTTCCATTCGTCCTTCTCGACGTAGAACCCGAACGACATCTCGCCGCTCAGGTCGCCGCGCTCGATCAGCGCGCGGACGTCGTTGCCGAGCGTCGTCTCGGGGAGCGACGCGACGTAGTGCAGGCCGTCGGCCTTGTCCATGAGGGCCAGCGTCTTGGCACGGGTGCGCGCGAGCGGCATCCTCGGGTCGTGGTTGTACAGCAGCTTGATGTCCTCACCGAGCGAACCGGCGAAGGCGCCGGGGGCGATCTGCTCCCGGAACGTCCTGCCGTACTCGGTGATCTCGCGGCTCTGCTGGTTGTAGACCGCGGCGACGCCGCGGAGCGTCCTGCCGTCGATCGACTGCTCGAGCGATCCGATGTCACGTCGCGAAATCATTGGCGCTCCCCGCGTTTGCGCTTGTGTCCGTTCCGAGGTTCGTCGAGCCGCCGCCTGTTCCGACGTTCAGCGCCAGCGTCGGCTCGTCGAGTCCAGGCAGCGGTTGGAGGTCGAGCCGCGCGCGCGCCTCGTTGCGCGTCAGGAATCCGGCCTCGACTCCGGTGCGGAGCGCGGCCATCTGCTCGGCCATGCCGGGGCGCACGATGCTGTCGATGTCGAAGGACATCGTTCCGAACGGCGCGAGCTTGTGAAGGATCTCGGCGCGTACCGTCTCCATCCACTGCGTCAGGCACGAGTCGACGTACATGCGCGACAGCCATTCCATGGTGCCGTAGGTGTTCCCCGCGCTCTCCGAGAGGTACGACACCGGGATGCCGTAGATGCGCGACACGTCGGCGATGCTGAAGCGCCGGGCCTCGGCGAGCCCGGTGTCGTCGAGGGTGCTCGAGATACGCTCGACCTTCATGCCCTCGGCGAGCACCACCGGGCGTCCGGCGTTCTCGCTGCCGGAGTGCCGGGCCTCGTAGTCGGCCATGATGCGCTGGCGCGCCTCGAGCGAAAGCGGACCCGGATGTACGAGCGCGATCTTCGGGTTGCCGCCGTTGCTGTAGGCGTTCAGAGCCATGCGCTCCTGCGAGGCGAGCAGCGAGACGGCCGTGTTGCAGAGACGGACGGGGCTGTCGCCCCAGAGTCCCGTCGTGCCCGGCGCGCGGAAGTGCAGCACTTGCTCGAGCTCGAGCCGCCCATACTGCGCGGATC